ACCCAACGCCAAGCAAGTCATGGCTGGGCTTCTCAGATCCGCGCACAAAGGAGGGCGAGCTGCTCTGGCCTGAACGCATCGATGACAATACGCTAAACACACTGGAGCGCAGCCTTGGTTCCTACGCAGCAGCAGGCCAGCTACAGCAGCGCCCATCACCCAAGGGTGGCGGAATCCTGAAGGCAAGCTGGTGGGTTCCTTGGGAAAAGGAAGACCTGCCCGACATCGAATACGTCTTGCAATCATACGATACAGCATTCGAGGCCAAGGAAAGCTCTAGCTTTAGCGCCCGGACAACTTGGGGGGTCTTCCAATACAAGGGCGCAATGTGCGCGATTGTTCTAGAGGCTTGGTACGATAAGGTCAGCTACCCAGATCTGCGCCGATTGGCGCAAGAGGCTTACGATGAGTGGGAGCCAGACGCAGTGCTGATAGAAAAAAAGGCATCAGGTCAATCTCTTCTGCAAGATCTGCGTATGGCTGGCGTTCCAGTATTGGCTTATTCTCCAGATCGGGATAAAGAAGCTCGCGCCCATGCATCAAGCGCACTTTTGGAAGATGGCAGGATTTTCTTCCCTTCTAATCGAAAATGGGCTAAAGATTTAATAGATATATGCGCAGCCTTTCCTGCACATCCAAATGACGATGTTGTTGATACATGCACACAGGCATGGTTAAGGTTACGAAAAGGATGGTTCGTTGGTCACTCAGAAGACCCAGATGACGATGAGCCAGTAGAAAAACAAAGGATGACGCTCTATGGCTGAACCACAAAACATTGTTCCATTCGCTGAAGGCGCTCCCGCCGATGACCTGATGATCGAAGAGCTAGGTGACGGTGACGTTCTAATCGGTGATCCAGAACTAGATTTTATGGATGAGCTGGACGATGCGGAGTTTGACCAAAACCTTGCAGAAGTTATCGATGAGCGCGAACTTATGCGCAAAGCCAGCGAGCTGGTAGGATTTTACGAGAATGACCGCGCAGCGCGAGCTGAGTGGGAAGAACGCTACAAGCAAGGTCTCAAGACCCTAGATCCAGATGGTGGATTGGCAGAAGGCGAAGATGAGCGTTCAAGTCGTGGCCTGTCAGTTGTGGTTCACCCGCTGATCGCAGAAGCCGCAACCCAGTTCAACGCCAAGGCCATCGCAGAGCTTTATCCGTCAGGTGGACCAGTTAAATCTGTCATCCTTGGCGAGCCAAACGAAGAGATGGAAGATCAAGCTCGCCGTGTGCGTGAGTTTATGAACTACCAGATCACGCAGGAGATGCCAGAATACTTCCCTGATCTTGATCAGATGTTGTTTCACCTCCCGCTGATCGGCCACACCTTCAAGAAGGTCTGGTGGGACAGCAACTTGGATCGGCAGTGCAGCCAGTTCGTAAAGGCTGAAGATTTTGTGGTCGCGCCAGAGAGCAAAGATCTCTACACATCCCCGCGCTACACGCACGTCATTCGGATGCCAAAGAATGACTTCAATCGCTACGTTCAGAACGGGTACTATCTCCAGACGAAGTATGGCGAAACAAATTCTATTGACCCATCAGGTGATACAATCGGTGAGATCGAAGGTGTCGATCAGTACGATGACAGCGACGATAACGTAATGACGCTGCTTGAAATGCACGTCTATGATTTGTTTGACGGCATCGATGGCCAAGAAATGGATGATGAAGACTTCGATGATAACGCAGTCGCCATCCCATATGTGATCACAATTGACTATGAAAACCAGAATGTGGTGAGTATTCGCCGTAACTGGAAAGAAGACGATGAGCGTAAGAAGCGCCGCGATTGGTTTGTTAGCTACAAGTTCCTGCCCGGTTTAGGCTTCTATGGCTTTGGCCTGTACCACATGATCGGTGGCTTGGGTAAAGCAGCGACTGGATCGCTTCGCGCCCTTCTCGACAGTGCCGCATTCAGCAACATGCAGGGTGGTTTCAAGCTGCGTGGCCGCGTCAATGGCGGCGACATGCAAATCAGCCCCGGCGAGTTTGTAGATCTCGACAGCACAGTCGATGACGTGAACAAGGCCATCATGCCCCTGCCGTTCAAAGAGCCAAGCGGTTCTTTGTTCAACCTGCTTGGTTATATGGTTGATGCAGGTCAGCGTTTCGCCAGCACAGCCGATTTGAATGTCGGTGACGTAAATCCAAACGCCCCAGTCGGATCGACAGTCGCCCTGATCGAACAGGGATCGAAGGCATTCAGCGCAATCCACAAACGGCTGCATTATGCGCAAGGCCAAGAGTTTAAACTTCTGGCTGACCTGAACGCAGAAAACTTGCCAGATGAGTTTAGCTTTGCCCAAGCTGGTTCATCTGAAATTATTTATCGTACTGACTTTGATGATCGCATAGACATCGTCCCGGTCTCAGATCCCAACATCTTCTCGACAGCCCAGCGCATTGCGCAGGCTCAAGCTGTTCTGGAAATGGCACGATCAGCTCCGCAGCTCCATGATTTGTATGAGGCATACAAGCGGATGTATGAGGCGATCCGCATTCCAAATATCGATGAAATCTTGCAGAAGCCTGAAGAGGCGGTGCAGATGGACCCAATCGATGAGAACATGAGCGTTCTGTACGGTAAGCCAATCCGCGCCTTCCCAGAGCAAGACCATGAGGCGCACATCGCGGTTCACATGCAGTTCATGCAAGATCCATCATTGGGCGGAAACCCCGGCGCAAAGCAAATGCAGCCCGTGCTGATTGCTCACATCGCAGAGCATATCGCGCTTTTGTATCGTCAGCGCATGGAGGCAGGCATCAATATGCAGATGCCACCAATGCCAGACTTCAGAGATCCAAAGTTCAAGTTCAACGCTGTAGATCCAGCAACGGACATGCTGATCAGCCAACGCGCAGCGCAAGTTGTGCAATCTGCGCCTCAGATGAAGCAGATCGAAGCACTTCGAGGCATGGGAGGTCAGCAAGGGCAGCAAGGCAACCCATTGCAATATGCGCAGGAACTGGCGAAGCTAGAGACAGAATCTTTGAAGGCTCGCACTCAGGCGCAAATACAATCGGATCAGGCCAAAGCTCAGTCCAACATCCAGATCAAGCAAGCCGAAGCGCGGCAGGATATGGAGATCGAAATGGCCAAGGCGCAGGCAGATTTGCAGGCAAAGGTCACAAAGCTAGAGGCAGAGTTGCAGCTTGAGAGAGAAAAGAATGCAGCTAAGATTCAGATGGAGGCCATGAAGAATGTACCGCCAGCAGTATAACTTGCCTCCCATCAATCCTGCTGCCTTCGGCGGTCTACCGCAGCAGGGTCCACAGGGTGGCCCTCCAATGTCCCCTCCCAACAATGTTGGGGGGCCACAGGCACAACCGCCTATGGATATGAATAAGTATCTGATCAACAAGGTCATGGAGATCAAACGCCGTATGGGCAACCAATCAACTGGTGCGCTGGGCGCAATCTCTGAAGCCATGATGCCACAACCGCAGCCACAACCGCAGCAACCACAACCACAACCTATGAGGGCGTGATGAATAATACTTTTATGGACCGCGTAAACGCGATTGTAGCAAAAAACCAACCTGCCTCCATGCCGATGCAAGCTCCAGAATCTTATCCAGATCAAGGCATGGGCGCGTTAGAGAATGTTGTGTCAGGCGCTCCACGTCAAACTGAGATCATGGGCCAACCGCACATGCTTGCGTATATCAACCCGCAGGAAGAAAATTTGCTTCAGAATTATCGTGGTGATGCGCCTGTTATGGCGGGTCCAGATGGTGTGCCTGCTTACTTTTTTCATAGTGGTTGGAGCTGGAGCGGCAGCAAAAAAAGCAGCACTACTACCAACGACAAGCCAAGCGGCGCTCCAGCGCCTACTACTTTCTATAACGACTACAGCGATCCTGACAATCCGGTGCTTGATACTTCGTCTGCTGTAGAAGACAGACGGCGCGGTGATGGCAGCACTTCTTCCGAGTATGCACTTGCGAACGATAAAAATTTCACTCCTGCTGCGACTACGGACGACGACAAGCCTGCTGCCACGCAGTCTCAAGCTACGTCATCCAGCGGTAACAGCCTTACAGAATCGCTGGCAAACTTTTTTACGCCAAACGATGGCGCATCTTATGTTGGTGGCCAGCTAGTAGATGATAACACTGGGGCGAGAATATCCTCTGGCGGAACTACATCTACAGGTAACGTAATCTCTGGTATTGCAAACAGCGAAAGCAATGACATCCAAGGTCCAATGCCAGCAGGTACTGATTTTACAGGTTCTCAAATTGGCCAAAATAATGACGTTGCAGATCCATACGATAGCTCTGGAAATCTCACGACTTCATATGATACTAGCACTGGTAAATTTACAGAAACCCCAACTGTAAGCACCCCAACTGTAAGCACCCCAACTGTAATCGCCCCGACTGTAAGCACTCCGACTCCTACACCGTTGCCAGAAATCATTAATGTTCCAGCCCCACCTTCTGGAACTGATCAAAATACGGGCGCACAGCCTGTATATTTGCAGCCGAATACTGCTGGAGCATTACCACAAGAAACGGCACTTGCAGATGTTCAGAAAGAGCTAAACGCGGCAATATCTAAGGCACAAAGTGCTGCTGGAAGCAACGAAGTATCGGATTATTGGAACGATGAAATCGCGCAGTTGGCAGCTCAACGTGATAGGATTCGAGATAGCGGCACAGGATCTACAGGTTCGCTTTCGGATACAAAAGCCGACTTGACCTTAACTGGAAATGATGCTGGCGCTCTTAATTTCTTGCCTAAAGGCGGCAATACTTTAGGGCAAACAATCATAAATGCTCTAACTCCTTTTGGCTCAATGGAGTATATAAATGGCGTTTTGGTAGATACAGATGCAGGAGACTTTACAAGCAATCCTTCAGCGGCAAACAACGCAAGCGGATATGTAGACCCAAAAGCTGGAGCTGGATCTGCACTTCTTGATTCTGCATACGCAAAAATAGCTGCTGGTAAGACCAGTGATCTAACGATGGCAGAGCAAATGGCTTTGTACGGCCAAAGAGGCGGAGTTCCTAACGCAGCAGAGACAGTTGCATTGCAGGAAAATTATAAAGCCAGTGGCGCAAGAACAATGACCCAAGATATGCAAGACGAAATCGTCAGTGGCATGGTGGACAATGGCGCTACTCAAGCACAAATTGATGCTTATAAAGAAGGAAGCCCAGTCGGTTCTGATGCAAATCCATTTTATGACACATACGGCGAGCTGGGTGTGTTTGGTAAAATTGGCAAAGGAGTGGGTGATCTTCTTAACTATGCCGTCACAAATGCCACTTACGGTCTAATCAACCCACAAAAAATTAATGAGGCTGCTGCTGATGAGTTTGTAAGGGCATATGAATCTGAAGGGTCGACAGGCGGTCAGTTCGACTGGAACGATCCAGACTACTTAGACATCAGCCCCGGTGCTTTGGGAGATGCTAACTGGGAGAAGTTACTTGAGATGAGCAGCTCAGAAACTGGCATAGAGCCAGTACTTCAAGGTGTTGTCGGTGAAGACGGCGAGACAGTCCCCGGTGTAGTTGAGGTCAAAAATACTAAAGATGGGGCAGAGATTGTTACTGGTGGAGATGATGATGATGATATTACAACAATAACAGGTGACGATGACGATGACGATGACGATGGCGATGGCGTCATAACTGTAGATCCAGCTATACTGAGCAACATCTGGAAGCGTTACTACAAAGGCAGTGGAATGGAGTTTCTGCCGCCTTGGATGCGCAGGTGGGCATCTGGAGAGGAAATCGATTTAATTTTGACCAAAGTCACTGTGGATGGTAAGGAGTATTATCAGACACCAGATGGTCAGTACATCGATCCTACTGAATTGACTGGTACTATTGAAATGGATGTAGACAATACATCCACTGAAACAGAAACAGAAGAATAGGAGGCCAACATGGCTGAACCCAGCATGAACCCAAATTCACAAGAGCAAATGATGCTTTTACAGAGCTTTGAGCAAATGGCTAATGCTGTTGGTGCTGAAATTCCTGTAAACCTCTCAAGTGAAATTGCTGCTGTAAAGGCGGGAAAGCGCATGTCTGGTGAGCTGCAACGGATGTTGGCCGAAGGATCTATGAGCTTGATGAACCAGCTCAACCCAGAAATGATGCCAGAGACTGAAATGTCTTACGAAGTTGATGGCGGCATGGAGCGTATGTCACCAGAAATTATGGATAGCTTGATCCGTTCTGGTCAGGTAACTCCTGATCAAATGTCAACTTACATGGTTGA